ATGTCGCTCATTGTAAAAAACTTTTTTGAAAACGTGAACATCGGGGGAAATGCAACGAAAATCAGCGAGGAGATTTCGCAGCGTCTCCTCCAGTCTGGCCTCCAACCCGGCAGCAATGTGCCGCTGGCTGCTTACCTTCTTTATAAGGTTGCTCAGAACAACTCCAACTCTGATGTTACGATTCAGGATATTTTTGAGGGTCGGTTGGACATCAGCGAGGGCACTCGTTACTTTGCAAAAGAGCAGCTTCCGGAAGAAGCATGGGCACAGATTCTTCCCATGGTGAATAACTACACCGCCGAAGAATTTGCACTGGCTGCACTTCTGCCCGAACACGAGGATGAGATGAAGCTCGCAATGGCAACGCCCCATACCATTTTGACGTTGGTTCATCATCTTTTGGATGTGCAGCCTGATGAGTATGTCGGAGATCTTTGCTGCGGCAGCGGCTCCGGTTTTGTTTCATTTGCGATGAACCAGCCGGAGGCGCATTACTTTGGCTATGAGATTAACGAGGAGCGTGGCGGAATCGCACGGATTCGTGCAGAGCTTCTCGGCTCAAATGTTCAGGTACGGCTTGGCGATGTATTTCGGCTCGCAGACGATAAGAACACACCCAGATTCGACAAAATGTTTTCCAACTATCCCTTTGGCATGAGACTGCGTTATCTGGGCGAAGGTTCCGATTATATGGAACGTCTTGCAGAACAGTATCCGGGGCTGTCGAAGGCAACCTCTTCGGACTGGATTTTCAATGCGCTGCTCTGCGACCTTCTTGCAGAGAGCGGCAAAGCGATTGGCATTATGACCAATGGCAGCACATGGAACAGCATTGATACCCCGATGCGCAGATATTTTGTGGAACGCAAGATGATCGAGTGTGTCATCTCTCTGCCGGTCAAGATGTTCCCGTATACCAATATCGGAACAACGCTCATTGTTTTCAGCCATGGTAACGACACCATTCGCATGATTGATGCCACCGAAATTTATCACAAAGGACGGCGGCAGAATATGTTCCTTCAGGATGACATTGCTACCATTCTTACCGCCCTGCACACGGATTCGGAATACAGCAAGGATGTTACCTTGGACGAACTTCGCGCCAATGAGTACAACCTCAGTCTGGAACGCTATATCCAAAAGGTACCGACCTTTCAGAATGGTGTGTCGTTCGAGAGCATTATCAAGAGCATCACGCGCGGTGCGCCCTGCACGGCCAGCCAGTTGGACAAGATGGTGTCTAACGAAGTGACGAATATGCAGTACCTGATGTTGGCAAACATCCAGAACGGCATCATTGATAACAAGCTGCCGTATCTTTCCAGCATCGAACCGAAGTACGAAAAATACTGCCTGAAGAACAATGACCTGATCCTGTCCAAGAATGGCTATCCTTATAAAGTAGCCGTTGCGTCTGTGAAGGATGGGCAGCGTATTCTGGCAAACGGCAACTTGTATATCATCGAATTGGATGAAAGCAGGGCAAACCCGTATTATATCAAAGCTTTCTTCGACAGCGAGCAGGGCATTGCAGCCCTGAAAAGCATCACGGTGGGGGCAACCATTCCCAATATTGGAGTGGACAAGCTGAAGAACGTAATGATTCCGCTGCCTTCCATGGAGGAGCAGTCGCGGGTTGCGCAGAAGTATCAGGCAACGCTGGACGAAATTGCCATGCTCAAGCTGCGGCTGGAACGAGCCGTCAACAAGCTCCACCATGTGTTCGATGAGGAGAGTGAAGAAACCAATGCTTGATGTCGAAGAACTGCTCGAACTGGAGGATAACATCCGAAAGGAATTGGACGATCATCTACCTGCTGCGCTGTCCATGCTGAACCGCACCGGCGAATTGGAAACTTTCCTTAAAATGCTTGGCATGGAAGACCTGCTTCAAAGTAAGCCGCTTTATCAGGTCTATAAAACCGGAAAAATCATTGTGATCGGGCGGTCGGACGTGAAAGCGGAAGTGCTGCTTTCCATTGCCAAGAGCCTGGGACTTTCCAAAGACCGTTTTGAGCTGTACCTTGATTATGAGGACGGCAAGACCTTCGATTTTGAAAAGGCTCATTGGAAACCCCAGTATGCTATGATCATGGTCGGCCCGATGCCCCACAGTGGCGCCAGCAAGGGTGATTCCGGCAGCGTCATCGCAAAAATTGAAAGCACAGAGGGGTATCCTCCGGTAGTGCGACTGGGCGCGAACGGCTTGAAAATCACAAAGACGGATTTCCGGAACAAGCTGAAAGAAATGATTGATACAAAGAAAATCGCCTGAAATCCCACTTTTGGGACCCAAAGTGTGTTATTCTACGGGTAAGGAACGAAAATCGGGAGGAAACACCTATGTCCATGAAAGAATTACAGAAGCAGACGGATGCCAACATCCGTGCAAAGGCTGACCTGATCTGGCAGATCGCCACCCATCTGGTGGGCCTGTTCAAGCCCCACGAGTACGGCAAGGTCATTCTGCCTATGACGGTTCTGAAGCGTTTTGACGATGCCCTGAAGCCTACCAAGGATGCTGTGGTCGCCATGGCACAGAAGCTGGATGCGCAGCACATTGAGGGTGCTGCGCGTGACGGCATCCTCTGCCGCATTTCCGGCTACGACTTCTACAACACCAGCAACTTCGATTTTGCACGGCTGGTGGCAGAGCCGGACGACGTGGAGAGCAACTTTGAAGCCTATCTTCAGGGTTTTTCCTCCAATGTCAAGGACATCATTGAGAACTTCGACTTTGCCAACACGGTCAAGCTGATGGTCAAGGGCGGTGTCCTCTACGTCACCCTGCAGGAGTTCAATTCCAGCAAGGGCGATATGTCCCCGGAGAAAGTCACCTCCACCGACATGGGCTACATTTTTGAAGAGCTGATCCGCAAATTCTCCGAATCCTACGACGAACAGGCTGGTGCCCACTTCACCAGCCGGGACATTATTTACCTGATGACCGAGTTGCTCATCGCCCCCGAAAAGGAGAAAATCACTGCCGAGGGCTGCACCAAAACGGCCTATGATATGGCAATGGGCACTTCGCAGATGCTGGGCTGCCTGACCGAGCGGTTGCAGGATGTGAGCAGCGATGCCACCCTGACCTGCTTCGGGCAGGAGTTCAATCCCGAAACCTACGCCATCGCTAAGGCAGATATGCTCATCAAGGGCGGCAACGCTTCCGGCATGAAATACGGCGACACCCTGAGCGATGATGCGTTCAGCGGCTACGAGTTCGATTATGTCATCTCCAACCCGCCCTTCGGTATTGACTGGAAACGCGAGAAAACGCAGGTGGAAACCGAAGCGAAACTCGGCTATGATGGTCGGTTCGGCCCCGGCCTGCCCGCCATTTCGGATGGACAGATGCTGTTTATGCTCAACGGCGTGAAAAAGCTGAAGGACGGCTCTGGCCGCATGGCCATCATCCAGAACGGTTCCTCTCTGTTCACCGGCGATGCCGGCAGTGGTGCGTCCGAAATCCGCCGCTACCTCATCCACGGGGATTTTGTGGAAGCCATTGTGCAGCTGCCCACCGACCTGTTCTACAATACCGGCATTTCCACTTACATCTGGGTGCTGACCAAGGGCAAGCCCATGCACCGCAGCGGATGGGTGCAGCTCATTGACGCCAGCAAGTGCTTCGTGAAGCGCCGCAAGAACATCGGCAGCAAGCGTGTTGACCTGAGCGACGCCTGCATCGACCTTATTTTGCAGGCATACGAGGGATTTGAGAATCAGACCTACACCAACGGTGACCTCGTGGTAGAGTCGAAGGTATTTGCCAAGGACTTCTTCGGCTTTACCAAGGTGACGGTGGAGACCGCACAGGCCGACGAAAGCGGCAAGCCCATCCTGAAACGGGGCAAAAAGCAGCCGGTCAAGGGTGCATCCGACAGCGAGATCATTCCGCTGAACGAAAACATTGACGATTACATGGCAAAAAATGTCCTGCCCTACAACCCGCTGGCCTATATCGACCCGGCAAAGGATAAGATTGGCTACGAGATCCCGTTTACCCGGCTGTTCTATAAGTTTGAAGCCCCGGAATCCTCCGCTTCTATCTTTGAGGACATCAAGGCACTGGAAGCCAAGGAAACCATTCTGATGAAGGAGCTGTTTGGAAATGCGTAAAATGAAGGATAGCCGCGTGGCGTGGCTGGGTGAAATCCCAGAAAATTGGAAAGTAGTACCGCCCAAAGCGTTATTTCGTTTGAGAAAAGAGAAAGCCGCACCCGGTGCTCGTCAGCTTACAGCAAGCCAGCAGCATGGCATTATTTATCAAGATGATTATATGGCTTTGACTGGAAGCAGAGTTGTGACCGTCGAAAAAGATTTTAGCATCCTAAAACGGGTGGAAAAGGGTGACTTTGTTATCAGCATGAGGAGTTTTCAAGGCGGCTTGGAATATAGCGAAAATGCAGGTTCCATTAGTTCTGCCTATGTAATGCTGATTCCTAATCTGGAATACATTGTTCCTGAGTTCTATAAGTGGTTGTTTAAGTCGCCTACTTATATCACTGCCCTGCAGTGTACCTCGAATTTGATTCGTGATGGACAGGCTCTGCGCTACAATAACTTTGTACAGGTTCCATTATGTATTATTCCCAAGGATGATCAAAAGAAAATCGCTAGTACATTGGGCGAAAAATGTCAACAAATAGACGACCTGATTTCCAACGTGCAGGCGCAGATTGAAAAACTGAAAGCCTACAAGCAAAGCCTGATTACCGAGGTTGTCACAAAGGGTCTTGACCCCAATGTGCCCATGAGGGATAGCGGTGTGGAGTGGATTGGGAAGATTCCGAAACACTACGATGTTATTCGAATGCGATACCTTATCAATAACTATAAGGCTGGTCCTTTTGGAAGTGCTTTGATTACTGATCAGCTACAATCAGATGGAGACATTCTTTGCTATACACCCGAACATATTGCAAATCAAAGCACAGAAAGCAATAAAAATCTGTATCTGCCGGAGAACCGCCGAAAAGAAATGTCACAATTTTTTGTATCAGTAGGAGATATCATTTTTCCTATTGTCGGCTCACTTGGGCGAGCAATGGTTATAACTTCGGATATGCCAGCAGGAATCATAAATCAGCGCCTTGCAAAATTTTCGATTGATGCTAAAAAAATGGATATCAACTATTTCATGTGGCTTTTTGCAAAAAGTTCGTTTTTTCATCCTTTTATTGATTTGTTCCAGCGTGGCTCGATCATTGTCAACTTAACCAAAGCCATTATCTATGATATGCCGATGATTGTTCCTCCTACTTTAGAGGAGCAGAAAATAATTGCGTCGTATCTTGACACAAAATGTGCCGAAATCGACCAGCTGATTGCCGTTAAGCACTCCAAAATCGAGAAGTTGGAGCAATACAAGCGTTCCCTCATTTACGAGTACGTTACCGGAAAGAAGGAGATCTGCTGAGTGGAAACAAGCCTTACAGATATTAAAAAGCAGTATGAGAAGCTGAAAGCCATTATTGGCGATGAAGATAGTTTTGATCTTTCGGATGAAGATGCCCTCCGTTGTCAGGATGCGTTAAAACTGATGAAAGAGAGAAGTTATATCCTTGATGCCAGTTCGTTAAGTACGATTTCATATCTCAAAGCGGCAGAATGGGACGGCTTCGAGGACTGGCTGGACGAGATGATAAAAGAATCCAAGCGTTTGAGCCGCCGGGAGTGTACGATTGCCATTGTCAGTGCCGTGATTGGCGCAGCTATCGGCCTGATTCCTACGATTATTGGCGCATTGTGTTGATTTATCTGTCTATGCAGTGTTATGATAGATGCAATATACTCAGAGTCAAAAAGTTTTTAGCAAGAATGCGCTTAAAATTGCAGGTCAAATCAAAAAGTAAGGAGCCATCATGGACAAAAGTGAGAAACGGTTCGAGCGGGACATTGAAGCCTTTCTGATCTCTCCGCAGGGCGGGTATGTGCAGTTCAACGGGCAGGATGCCGACGGCAACTGGGTACATAACCGTCAGCACGATGTGGCAAGGTGCATCTATATGGATGTGCTGTGCGAATTTATTGCAAAGACCCAGCCCAAAGAATGGGCAAAATATACTCGGTACTACGGCGACAAGGCAGCAGAAAAGCTGTATCACCGGCTGGAGACCACCATTACCAATCAGGGTTTGCTCCATGTCCTGCGCAACGGCATCGAGGATATGGGCTGCAAACTGCGGGTGTGCTACTTTAAGCCGGAATCCCGGCTGAACCCCGAAGCAATGGAACGCTACGAGGCCAATATTCTGGGCTGCACCCGGCAGTTCCGCTATTCCACGGGCAACGCGAACACCATTGATATGGTGCTTTCGGTCAACGGTATCCCGGTGGTTGCACTGGAACTGAAAAATCAGCTCACCGGGCAGGACTGCGCCTGTGCAATCAACCAATACAAGAATGACCGCAGCTCCAAGGAATTTGCATTTCGTCCCAACCACCGTTTTCTCGTTTATTTTGCCGTTGACCTCTATGAAGTGTGGATGACGACCCAGCTTGCGGACGGCAGCACACGGTTCATGCCCTTCAATCAAGGTACCAACGGTGCAGGCCGGAGCGGTGGTGCCGGCAACCCGGCAAACCCGAACGGTTATGTTACCAGCTATCTGTGGGAAGAAGTTTTGCAGCGGGACAGCCTGCTGGATCTGATCCAGCGGTTCGTTTCCAATGTAAAGGAAAAAGAAACCGAGGAAAAGAACGGCGTGGTGAAAACCATCACAAAGGAAAAGATGCTTTTCCCGCGGTATCATCAATACGATGTTGTGCGGAAAGTGCTGGCCGATGTAAAGCAGAACGGCCCCGGCAAAAATTATCTCATCCAGCATTCGGCGGGTTCGGGCAAGTCCAACTCCATTGCATGGATCGCCTATCGGCTGGCATCCGTCCATGATGACAATGACAACAGCATTTTTGATTCGGTTATCGTTGTCACCAACCGTGTGGTACTGGACAGCCAGTTGCAGGACACCATCAACAGCTTTGAGCATCAGGCAGGACTGGTGGAAGCCATTGACGATAAAAAGAACTCTCACACCCTTGCCGAAGCGATCAACGACAAAAAGCGCATTATCATCTGCACCATCCAGAAGTTCCTCTTTGCCAAGAAGGATATGGAAATATTCCGGGGGCGCAAGTTCGCCATCATCATTGATGAAGCCCATCAGGGACAGAACGGCGAGAGTGCAAAATCGCTTCGCCGCAGCCTGATCGACATGGATGTTGCCACAAAGGAATACGCTGCCGAGGCTGGGATTGCGGAGGAGGATGTAGACCTGACCGACGACTATATCAACGAAATCATCGGACAGGGTCGGCACGAAAACCAGTCTTTCTTTGCCTTTACCGCTACCCCGAAAGGGCAGACCATCGAAAACTTTGGTACGGAGGTCGGCGTAAAGCCGGATGGCGAACCCATCAAGGCACCGTTCCATGTCTATTCCATGCGGCAGGCCATTGAGGAGCATTACATTCTGGATGTGCTTTCCAACTACACCACTATCAAGGAAGCATTCAAGCTAATTCGTGTGTCGGAGGACAACCCGGAGCTGATCGAAGGGCAGACCTCCCGCGCACTGTTCAAGTATTACAAGAAGCACGGCTACACCATCGCCCAGAAAACCGAGATGATCATGGCAAACTTTCTGGAGAACTGCCGCTATCAGATTGATCGCAAGGGCAAAGCCATGATCGTTGCAGACAGCCGTGCCAACGCCGTACGCTACTATCTCGCTATCAAGCGTTACATTGAGGCCCACCCGGACGAATGCACCGGTTGTGATGCCATGATTGCCTTCTCTGGTGAGATTACGCTGGAAGATTACCCCAGCGATAAGCCGTTTACTGAGGCAACTATGAACCTTGACGAAAAGGGGCGGTACATTACTACAGACAAAAAGTTCCGTCAGGCGTTCCACAGCAACCAGTATAATATTCTGGTGGTTGCCAACAAGTATCAGACCGGCTTTGACGAACCGCTGCTGCATACCATGTATGTGGACAAGAAGCTGCGGGATGTGACCGCCGTGCAAACGCTTTCCCGCCTGAATCGTACCCATCCGGGCAAAAACAGCACCTTCGTTCTCGATTTTGAAAACACCGAGGAGGATATCCGAGACGCATTCCTGCCCTATTACGAAACAACCATTCTGGAGGGCAGCACAGACCTGAACAAAGTATATGATCTCCGTAACAAGATCCGTGATTATATGCTCTACAACATGGACGATGTGGAGACCTTCAACGCATTCATGGCTGCACAAGCAGGCAAAAAGCAGGATGCCGCTGCCCTCGGACGGCTGACCGGGATGTTCCGCCCGGTGATCACACGGTATCAGCAGTTGACCGAAGAGGAACGCTATGCCGCACAGGATTATGTGCGCAAATTTAATGGAGCCTACTCCTACATCACGCAGCTGGTGCGGCTCCATGATAAAGACCTGTTCAATGAGTATCAGTACACGCTGCACCTTGCCCGCCTTCTGCCACCTGCCGGAGAAAACGAGATCGTGGATGTGGAGGACAAGATCAAGCTGGAATATGCATCCCTGACCGAAACGTTCAAGGGTGCAATCGTTCTGGACGAAAAACCGACGATCCTCACGCCCACCAGCGGCATGACCCCAAAGGTGCCGAACAAGAAGAAGGACACCCTGCAAAGCATCATCGACAAAGTGAACGAGCGGTTCAACGGCAACTTTACGGACTCTGACCGAGTGATCATCAAGGGCATCTACCAGATGTTCATGAAGGATTCGGATGTTAAGAAGTTCAAGAAGTATGCCAAGGACAACAGCACGGAGATGTTTGTACAATCGCTGTTCCCGGATAAGTTCAAGGACATCGTGACCCAGTGCTTCCTTGATAACAACGATTCCTTCTCCAAGCTGTTCAATGACCCTGACTTCTACCAGAAAGTGCAGGATGCCATGGCGGCGGAACTGTATAAGGCTCTGCGGAAGGATTGAGGCTTCCATGTACCCCTTGTGAAGTTCTCCTGCGCCGCTATGATGCAACCATAAGCTTTCCCTTCCGGTTACACAGCCATAATAAAATGCCCAAAAGAAAACTGAGATAGACTTCCCATAAAAGGATGCCTATCTCAGTTTTGTTATATGGGGGATATCTTCTATCCTGTATTCTTTTACCGGAACAGTTCTTTTTCTGCTCCAAAAGCACTGTCAGCACCCGTTCTTTCAACAAATAGCGGAACTGTGGTGGATAATACGGAAGATAAAATCAGACGATTTCCAGCCATTTATGATCCTCCGCCATTCTGCCCTGCGTTTTCTCAACCAGTTGCACCGGGTCATACTCTGACACGCCAACTTCCTTCAGATAATAGTCCAGCCCGCAGCTGGTCTTTGGAATGCAGCGGTCTGCCAGAAAATTCAAAAAATCTTCCCATGTAGGTGTTTTATTCACACCAAATGCCGTATCCAGAACCGATGCCACTCTGTTTTCCACACAAACCTGCTTCGCAGTGAAGTCTGCAAGTGCCACCGTGCAAAGTGTATTTTTATCGTAATAACGATATTCTTTCAGTTGATGTCCCTGCTGCTGCGCCTTGCTGCGGAATTGTTTCAGGTCCGTTGTCGCAGCAGCTTATATCACGATTTTTTCTCCATCAAAAGAAAGTTCCAGCCGGTCATCTTTGGATACTCCGAGAGCACTAAGCCAGCCTGCCGGAAGATTGACAGAATACTTCTCAGCATTTTTGCTGGCATTCCCTCCTGCCTTCCGGGTCATAATTTTCACGACACGCTGTTCCATTTTCTCATCTCATTCCTTTTTAAATATATCATATTGGCCGCCAATATACAAGTTATTGATTCAATTTTTCTTCGTATTCTGATGGATGCATCGCTCTTTTTATTTTCTGAATAACTCACACAGATATTATAATCGTGAATTCCAAAGCCTCTAAGTCGAAAGACTCAGGGGCTATTTTTATGTCTGGAGGTGATTTTTCGTGTTGTTCCGTATCATCGTTGTTATCATCACTATTACGTTTTCATTCTAAGCTGCATCTGCACAGAAAGGAGAAGCCCCTATGTACTTTTTACCTGAGCTCATTCAGAAACTTGGCACGGTACTTGTTGAAGTCCTCGTGCTGATCGCTGAAGAAGTCGAAAAGAAAAACTAACGAAAACAAATCGAAAAGGAGATTTTACTATGTCTGCAAATGTTGAAACCATGTTCTCTGTCCGTGAGACCCCTTGGCATGGCCTTGGCCGCATCGTGATGGATGCCCCTGCAAGCCGTGAAGCATTGGAACTGGCTGGTCTGGATTGGCAGGTAGAGAGCCGTAATATCTATTCCGGCACGGGTGCTATGATCCCCGGCTATCGTGCCAATGTCCGCAACACCGATGAAGCTGTTCTGGGCGTGGTGTCTGACCGCTACCGCATTGTGCAGAACGAAGAAGCGTTCCAGTTCACCGATGACCTGCTGGGTGAGGGCGTTACTTATGAAACTGCTGGTTCTTTGCAGGGCGGCAAGAAGGTCTGGATGCTGGCGAAGCTGCCGGAGAAGTACATCATCGCCGGAGATGAAGTGACCCCCTATCTTGTGTTCTTCAACAGTCACGATGGCAGTTCTGGTGTAAAAGTTGCCATGACCCCGGTTCGTGTGGTCTGCCAGAACACCTTGAATCTGGCTCTGGGTACTGCAAAGCGCATCTGGACTGCCCGCCACACCGAAAATGTTCTGCTCCGGGTGCAGGATGCCCGTGAAACCTTACAGCTTGCCAACAGCTACATGGGAGAGTTGGGCAAAGGTATCCATGAGCTGACCACCATCAAGCTGCCTGACCGCAAGGTGCAGGAGTTCATCAACGAGTTTTTCCCTGTCACTGAAGATCTGACCGATGGCCAGCGGAAGAACAACCTGCGCTTGCAGGAAGATTTGAAGGCTCGCTACTATAATGCACCCGATCTGGAGTGGGTCGGCAAGAATGGATGGCGGTTCGTGAACGCTGTTTCCGACTTTGCCACCCATGCAGATCCCATCCGTAAAACTCGCAACTACAACGAAAATCTGTTTCTGCGCACCGCAGAGGGCAATCCCATGATCGACAAGGCTTACAAGATGGTGCTGGCAGCAGCATAAAGGAGCAAGCCATGAATGATGTAAATAACCGCATTTTCAAGGAATTCACGGAATTTTTTGACAACGTTGAGAAGAGTGCTTCTGAAATCAGCGTTACCATGGCTTATGAGATCACGATGAAAAGTACCATCAGCACCGCCATTATTGTTTTGGAATCCGAGGGCAGACTGGAGGAGCGCTACTGGAACCATCTCAGGGTGCAAAATAATATTCTGGATTTTCTTTATGACCTGTGGGTTGGCTCTTGCCATTCATTGGCCAGCGACTTTTCCACGATCATGAAAGACTTGGTGGAATACGACTTCATCATTACCGAATCAATTATGAGAGAAAGGATGCAAAGTGCATGAAAAGATTGATTTCAACTTTGAACCTGTCCAAAGATGATTGGCTCCGTTACCGCAAATGCGGTATTACTGGCACGGATGCCGGGGCTATTCTTGGTCTAAATCCCTACCGCTCGGCATTTCAGGTGTACCACGATAAAATCAGCGATACCATTGAAAATATCGACAACGAGGCTATGCGGCAGGGCCGTGATTTGGAGGATTATGTAGCGCAACGGTTTACCGAAACAACCGGTCTGAAGGTACGCCGGGCAAATGCCATCTACCAGAGCGAGGAACATCCGCTGCTTCTGGCAGATTTTGACCGCCTGATCGTTGGACAGAAGGCCGGGCTGGAGTGCAAGACAGTCTCGCCGTTTTCTGCGGACAAATGGGCTGATGGAAAAATCCCTGCACATTACATGGCTCAGGTCAATCACTATCTGGCTGTCAGCGGTTTTGACTGCTGGTACATTGCTGCTCTAATTTTCGGGAAGGAGCTGGTGATTCACAAGATCACAACCGACAAAGAAGTTCTGAACAACCTCATTGCCAAGGAAGAGCACTTCTGGAAATACAACGTGATGCCCGAAATTCCGCCTGTACCTACCGGAAGCGAGGGGGATACACAGCAGATCAATCAGCTGTACTCTGCAGATGATCGAAACAAAACTGCCGATCTGAATCCCATCCGTAATCTGTTGGACAAGCGACAGGAGCTTTCCACCCAAATCGAGCAGATGGAACAGGAGAAAACGGCCATCGAGCAGCAGGTCAAGCTGCAAATGCAGGATGCTGCCTATGGCACAGCACCGGGTTATAAGGTATCGTGGGTATCCTCCGAAAGCAAGCGTGTGGATTCCCAGCGTTTGAAGAAAGAACAGCCCGATATTTTCAATCGGTACAGCAAGAATGTAAGCAGCCGCAGGTTTACCATTATCCATGCAGCATAATTTTTGTACGCCTATAGGCACACAAAATTTGCGCTTCAGCTATTTTTGTTTAATAGAAAAGCACAATACTGTTTACACAATAATAATTGTATGCTAAGATAAGAATATGAGGTGATGCACGATGGTTCTGCGCAAAAGTTATTTGGATAAGATCATTCCTTTTATCGATCAGGATCTGATCAAAGTTCTGGTTGGAATCCGGCGCTGTGGAAAAACAGTCCTTCTCGGTCAGATCAAGGACGTACTCCTCCAGCGCAACATTCCCGCACAGAACATTATTCAGGCCAATTTTGAGTCCATGCGCTTCCGCAACACCCGTACTGCAGAAACGCTTTACGACTACATCGCAAAAAAAGCGGAAGGCTGCACCGGCAAAATTTATATTCTTCTGGATGAGATTCAGGAGGTGGAGCGCTGGCAGATTGCAATCAATTCTCTTCGTGTCGATTTCGATTGTGATATTTACCTGACCGGCTCCAATTCCAAGCTGCTTTCCGGCGAACTGGCAACCTATCTTTCCGGACGATACATCCAGATTCAGGTTTTCCCCTTTTCGCTGGCCGAAGCAAAACAGCAATGCATTGAAAACGGAACCTATACTTCGGATGAAAAGCTCTTCGCAGACTATTTGAAGTACGGCGGTTTTCCGCAGCGTTTCTTCCTCCCTGACGATCATTCAATCACCACCTATCTGGACGATCTTTACGAGGCTATCATTGTCCGTGACATCATGCTGCGCCACAATATTCGCGAACAGACCGCATTACGTAATGTCCTTGCATTCCTGCTGGACAATATCGGCAATCCGTTTTCTGCCCGTAATATCAGTGGACGCATGGTTTCGGAAGGAATCAAGACAACCACTGCTACCGTACTGAATTACGTTGATTATTTCAAGGAAGCCTTTATCCTTTTGAATGCAAGCCGCTATGATATCAAAGGAAAAGCACTCCTGTCCAGCACAGAAAAGTACTATGCAGTCGATCTTGGCCTGCGGAACGTTATCAAGAAAAGCGAAAAACTTGACAGCAACAAGCTGTATGAGAACATCGTATATCTGGAAATGCGGAGCCGTGGCTATGAAGTTCAGGTCGGCAAACTGGACGACACCGAAATTGATTTTATCTGCTACCGTGGAGATGAAAAGCTCTATATTCAGGTTGCTTACCTGATCACTCCCGCCGATGAAGAACGGGAGTTCGGTAATCTTGAGCGGCTGCACGACAACTATCCTAAGTATGTTATCAGTGGTGATTTGGCGAATTTAAGCCGAAACGGAATCATTCATCGAAACATCATTGATTTTCTGCTCAATCCGTAATTTTCACATCATGGGGCACAACAGTTGACGCTGTTGTGCCCTTTTTTCTTTATCAAAATTGGAGGCATTCTTATGGAAAATCCATTCGTAAAATTATTTGCTATCGACTTCAAAGATCATCTGGAAGTCAAAAAGTCCGGCAACACGGAACTGAAATATGTAAGCTGGGCGTATGCCTGGGCAGAGGTGAAGAAGCTGTACCCTGCTGCCAGCTATGAGGTCAAGAAATTCAACGGCCTCCCCTATGTTTATGACCCCATAACTGGCTTCATGGTGTATACCACTGTCACGATAGAGGGCGTTTCGCACGAAATGTGGCTGCCTGTACTGGATGGCGCAAACAAAGCCATGAAAGCTGTGCCTTACACCTATACCACCCCGAAATGGGACTACAATCCGCAGACCCGCCGCCGTGAAAAGATCGGCATGGAAGAGCGCACCGTAGAAGCAGCCTCCATGTTCGATGTGAATAAAGCCATCATGCGGTGCTTGGTGAAGAACCTTGCTATGTTCGGTCTTGGCCTGTACGTTTATGCCGGAGAGGATTTGCCGGAAGATGCTGCACCGCAGCCGGAGGCAGAACCGCAAAAGCAGCCGAAACCGAGATCCGCTAGCCCGAAGCAGGAACAGCCGCCTGTGCCCTGCATCTGTGCTCGGTGCAACCAGCCTATCAAGAGGGTCAAGCTGAAAGATGGCTCCATCATGCAGGCGGCAGAGTTTGCCGCCACCCATGAGGGAATGTGCGCTGACTGCTACAAAGCAACCAGATTGAACGTAGCATAACAACAGCTTCAATAATTCTTGGTTCTTGTGCAGATTTGCACATTATGTTACATTTACAATAGTGAGTTTTCTTAGAAGGGAGCAGTACATGAGAAAGTTGAAATATCCGATTGGCATCTCGGATTTTGCCGAGATGCGCAACAACGGATACTATTATATCGACAAAACAAATCTGATCGTTGACCTCCTTGATAAAGGGCCGGTTGAAGTAACTCAAATTACTCGTCCTCGCCGTTTCGGAAAATCCCTTGGTATGAGCACTCTCGCAAATTTTCTGGATATCCGCAAAGACAGCAAGCAACTGTTTGAGGGATTGGCGATCTCCAAAAATACGACACTTTGCAAAAAGTGGATGAATCAGTGTCCTGTGGTCTTTTTCTCTTTCAAGGACACGGACGGTCTGACCTTTGAAAGTGCCTATGGAATGCTGTGTATGAAATTGGCATTTGCATTTCAGGATTATCAGTTTCTTTTGGATGACGCTGCTATTTCTGACGATGACAAAGGCATCTTTAAGCGGATTCTTGGACGCACTGCATCCATGGATGAAACCAAAAGCTGCTTTTTGCTGTTGACCCGGATGCTGGAAATCCATTTCAAAAAGTCGGCGGTCGTCATTCTGGATGAGTATGATGTTCCCATTGCAAAAGCCAGCAGCAACGGATATTATTCGCAGATGCTGGACGTGATGCGTGCTATGATGAGCACCACGCTTAAAGACAACACCTCCCTTGACTTTGCTGTTGTTACTGGCTGCCTGAAAATTGCCAAAGAAAGCATTTTTACCGGGACGAACAATTTTGTTTCGGACACGATTCTTTCTCCCCGGTTGAGCGAATCCTTTGGTTTCACACAGGCAGATGTAGATCAAATGCTGAAAGATGCTGGTCTTGAATCGCAGTCTGCTGAAATCAAGGCATGGTACAACGGTTATCATTTTGGCGATGCAGACATTTATTGTCCGTGGGACGTGATCAGTTATCTGCGAGATTTCCAGTATGGTGTAGCACAGAAGCCGAAAAGCTATTGGAAAAACACCAGCGATAATGCTATTATCCGTTCTTTTATCGAGTATGCAGGTGACAATATCACCACGAAGCTCGAAACGCTGATGGCTGGCGGCTCCATTGTCCAGCACATTGAAGAAAACCTGACCTACGATTATCTGCACTCCTCGGAGGAAAATCTTTGGAGTGTGCTGTATCTGACGGGCTATCTGACCAAGGTGCGGGATAAGGATCTGGCGGATTCACTGCCGGATGGCTGCTCTGCGCTGATGATTCCCAATGCAGAGATTCGGGAAATTTTTGAAACCACTGTAAGCAAATGGTTTGATGACAGTGCAAAGGCATGGAACCGCAGCCAGTTGTTTGATGCAGTCTGGAGCGGAAACAGCGAAGCTCTGACAAAAGAAATGACCAAGCTGCTGCGTATGACCATCAGCTACCATGACTATCGGGAGGATTTTTACCACGCTTTCCTTGCAGGCATCTTTACTGGTGCTGGCTATGTGGTGGAATCCAACAAAGAGCATGGCGAGGGTCGCAGCGATGTCATTGTAAAGGATATCCGCAATGGCCGTGTGGCGATTTTTGAAGCCAAGTATGCAAAAACTCTGGATGCTCTGCCGGATGCCTGTGATACTGCTATTCAGCAGATCAATGACCGGATGTATGCGGCGGACTTCCGGGATGACTATGATGACATCCTCTGCTATGGCATCGCATTCTTCAAAAAGCGTTGTATGGTACGCAAAAAATAAACACTATACTGGAGGCCCACACAATATGTGCGATGTGCTTGATAAAGTGGAAAACCGTGGCATTGCAAAGGGAAAAGCCGAAGGGGAAGATACGCTGGCTTTGCTGATGAAGAAGCTGTTGCACTGATAGGTTTGACCCGCGGCTTTTCATAAGAAAGGATCGTGTTAAAGTCCAACCCAGACTTAGTTGCTATTTTGACGATCAAGTCCATATCAGGTTTCCCGGTCTTATCGAGTTCCTGAACTTCCTGAATACTGATTCCGTAGAGATTTGCAAATTCTTCCTGTGTAAGTTTGAGCTTATCACTCCGTAATGATTTGAAATCCATATCGAGGCTCCTTTACGTTATTTTTCTCGTTCAATTACAAGCTTTCCCGGCGTGTAAAATTGAATTTTATACCAAGACAGTTCTTCGCCTATCGGGTTCATAAAGTGATTCACAACTGGCCCAAAACCCGTTACAAGCATCTTTCCCAGTGGATTTGCTTTCAAATCCAATCCATATTTTTTCTTTACCGTATCCGCGTACGACGTTACAATCGTGATTTCCGGTGCCCTTTCTTTCAGAGCATTGCGCAGTTCAGTCTCATTTGCAACCATCTTCATAAAACAACCTCCTTAGTATTGGCCGTTCATCCGTCCAATTTCCTGCTTCATCTCCTGCACCAGCGTTTCCGGCGCAGTCACCTTGACTTTGCTGCCTTGACTGAGCAGCCACATTTTCACGCCTGTGCCAAAGACTTCGGCTTCAATAGAGCAAACACCCTCTTTTTCATCTACGACTTTTGCCATCGGGAACTTGTCCAGCACAGCTTCCACCGATGGGCCATAGTAGTTGAAACTGATCTTCTGCGGTTCACCACCGAACATGAACTGAGTGCGGTTCTTATACTCGCCCTCTTTGAAGCGGTCTTTATAGGGTACAGAGAACTTTTCTCCGGTTTCCTTGATGGAATGTATCCTATCAAGCCGATAAATGGTTGGATAAGGATCGTTCTTTTTGTGGAAAGACTCTCTGGTGGAGTGATCTGTGATAACAGCCATGAGATAGAAATAATACTCTGAGAACATCAATCCCACCGGCTCAACAGTCCGTTTTACGATTTGACGGTCTTTCAGCTTTTGATATTCGATTTCCAGCACCGACTGATTTCGGATGGCCTGTGCCACCATCCACAGATTATCCGGGTCAATGGCTGCATGAGCTGGGTCGTGATAGTTGAACAGCTCATTGCTGATAAACCACTCAATGTCGCTTTTTTCTTTCTGAGATACACAAAGATTCAGGATGATTTGTAATTGCTTCTCAACCTGCTCTTTTGTAAAAGCTCGGCTTTCCAGCAGAATCTTGCATAGGGCCAGAACCTCACCTCTGGAAAGCTGCTCGATCTCCTGCGTGACCAGACTGTAGCCGTTTTCCTTTTTGTCGTACTCGATTTTTCGTACGATACCTTCTTTGGCACACTGTTCCGAAAGAAAATCACGGATGCTGTCGATGTCTCTCTGAATAGAGCGGGCGTTCACATGGTACTGCTCTGCAGCCTGTTGCTTATTGATGAGCTTACCGGAAAGAAAATCCTGATAAAGTTCCAAAACACGGGTCGTTTTTAAGGTGTCTGCTGTCATTGGCTTGTCCTCCTCTTTGGTTCAGTTCCATTATAACAACCGTGGTGGACAGGCATTGTCTATCTTCTCTTTTGCTGACTAAAAAGTTTTTGGTTCTAAAATCTGTGCGAGATTTCTAAAAAGGGTTTAATTGCTACGATATATACTATTGAAAGTATACGACTAATGCAATTAACGGTCAAGCCTTGGAACAATAAAATCGTAAGTAATCACTACGATTTTTACAAGGAGGTCAACCATGGAACGAGAGAAGCCTACATTTGATATTTTAGGTCGCATTGAGCAGGAGCGCCTTGCTCGTAGCTGGTCTGAGTATGCCCTAGCAGAGAACTCCGGGCTGACCCAATCCACCATCTCAACATGGCGGAGAAGAAATCTTCAGCCGAATGTTGCTTCTATCGAGAAAATCTGTGCAGGCTTCGGCATTACCCTCTCTCAGTTCTTTCAGGAGGAGGACTCAGTTTATCTGACGAAGGAGCAAAAGAAGCTTCTTGATCTCTGGGCTAAGCTCTCTCCTGTTCAAAGAGAGGCAGTTACTAAAATGCTGTGTGCTTTCCTATATATAGAGGAAGAACCCTGAGTTTCAACTGCATATTGCCAGATAAAAGCGGCCAAGCCTCAAAAAGCTTGACCGCTTTATCCTTTTGAATAATAGGGTTTAGGTACAGGATTCCCGGATTTTTGCCAGATCACTGTTCAGCAGCGTTTCATGTTCCAGAAGTTCTTTCTGGACAGCAAGTAGGAAATCTCTGTTGTCATAGAGAATCTTATAGGCTCTGCGGTAAAGCTCTTCCAGTTTTGCTGATTTAATTGCTTCATTATAGGAAAGTCTTGGTTCAGACAATCTATTTTCGCTAGGTTCAACTCCTGAAAAACCTCCACCAGCAAAGTGACACAGCCAGATATCCAGAAGCTGGTCTGCTTTCTTAATATCAGCCGCTGCACGAATGTCCATGATTCCATAGATCAAAGCAGTTCCCGCCTTGCCTGCCAAGGTTTTTATGATCTCATCCTGAAATTCTTCTTCGCTCTTAGCATAAACAGCAAACCCACTCTCCATACCACCAATAGCACCATGACTTCCGCGAATTGTAATAATCCCAATGCTACCAGAATGCAGAACCTCTCCCACAACAGCATGCGCAGCCTCGTGCACGGCAATCATCTGATGTTCCTGCGGATCCTCCTCGCAGTCCGCTTTTCTGAGATTATAGACCACTTTTAAAAGTGCATCTATAATGTCTTCCTTCTGAACATGTGCATGATCACGATAGACACTATTGATTGCCGCGAGATTCATTACCGTTTCAAGCGTTGCACAGCTCACCTGCGGCATAGCCTTTACGATATCAGAGATCTGTACATCTTTCGCCAGATTTTTATCACGAAGATAATAGCTTACAATGTTTTCTGCCGTTTTACCAAGTGGTGGATTCAAATTCAGAATATAGTCAAATCTTCCCGGTCTTAATAAACTCTGCGGCATGTACCTTGTATCATTTGTCGTGGCAATTACAAAGATATCCGCATCGCTTGTCTCGTCAATACAGGCTTGTAAACAAGCCCATTCCGGAGCATAGGGAGAATTGGATTCCACATAAAGGTTCAGATCTTCTAAGAGCAGTATACTCGGTGCCTCTTCTTTTGCAACGTCAAAGATATCTTTCATCTCACCCAGAAATGTATTTCCTTCGTTGATCCTTCGAAAGACAAAGGATTTTCGTCCAGACTCTTCCATCAATATCGATGCCATCAGGCTCTTTCCTAGTCCGGGGGCAGACTCCATCAGAAGTCCTCTTGGCATGGACACCCCTTTTTCTTTATAAGCCTCCGGCCGTTTAAGAACATCTGCTATCTGCCGCAGCGTTTCTTTTATCGAATCGTAACCGATCACTTTTTCATCAAACTTATCCATTGTGCTATCTCCTTTTTTATTTACCTATTTTAGCTCGTCTATTTTGCACCATTTGACCTTTTGCAGTTATCGGAACGCTTCCGTATCGAACGATATCGTCACCATACAATGCAGCTTCTCTTGACTGCCTCATTTGGATATTATTTTGAAGCATCTCGTCGAACTCAGATTTCCACTGATTTGTTACTGACACGAGCATTTTTCTCTCAGCTTCCCACTGAATATGAAACATATTCTGTGTTTGAAACGATACTGCACAAACTGCAAAATGAATATGTACATTAAATCTATCCGCATGAATTCCGTAAGCTGTAATAAAGCCATTCCTTGCATAGATACTTGCTATTCTTTCTGCCAGAGATACTACATCCTGTGGCAGAATACAATCCGTTGCCGCGAAAGAAACAATGCGGTGTTTTGCAAACTGCGTAGTTCCTTTCTGTCTTCTCCTGACTGCAAAAAGCATCAGGTGATAAACTGCGCTCGGATCACACAAATATTCATTGGGAATCATCGCTGGCTGACAACCTGCTAAGGTATTTGTTATAGTATTCGCTCTTTGACTATCTTCTGCTGTTTTATCTAATCTAAGAATATATTGCAATAAATGTTTTAAGTCCTCCAAAGTTTCATACTTATCATTTTTGAGTTCGATATAACACATACCTATGAACCTCCTCTTTTACTCCTTCCCAATTTTTTTCACTCGCATAATTTCCAATATTAGATATGATTTCATCAACAAGGTCTGCATCTATTTCAGTAAAGTAGATTGCACTCTTAAATACTTCTGTTGCTTTTTTACCAGTTTCATCCATTCTCTGTTGTAGATGAATTTTATCTTCAGCGGTCAATCGTATATTAACAGTATCTCCCATTATAATTGCCTTCTTTCTATCCATAGAGTTTCATGCGAACAAATTCAGAAAAAACAAAAATAAAATATTATTTATGACGGCATCCGCCTCCCCTTAGCAAGAATAGCCAAATGTATATACACTACACATTCGGCCATTCTTGTGCGACCGTTTGTACTACAACTATTCCATTCGGCCGCTTTATTCTAATGTTAGTGCCTTTAATAAAGATCAACTTCTACCTTCCTTCTGCTCCATGCATTATTTAGCATTAACACTGGATTATCTACATGTGCATTCCTCTATCAAACATTATTTTCAAGCAACAGAAAACCCACATGGAGTCATTATCCATGTGGGCATTTTTCGTATTACCATCCAGTAGCTTTCATATGAGCTTCCTGCACAATATATTCTTGTACTGCTCTCTTAGGAATTTTCCAAACTCGACCGATCCTCATAGCTTTTATTTTTCCCGACTTCAAAAGCTTATAGGTGGTATTCATACCACATCCCAGCATATCGGCAACTTCTTCCGGGGTTATCAGAGTATCGTAATAATCAAACATAACGGCCAATCCTCCTTTGATGGTTTACTATACTGTTGCCGAATGTCAAATCATACCAGATACAGAGAAAGGGCAACCACTTGCGTGGTTGCCCTAAATTGGCGTCATAATGCTATAATGTAGCCTTCGTTCCTACACTTCTGAAAAAATTTTGCTTGGAACATTCCCATTTTCCTGGTATTAGGGAACATTTAATGCTGAATTTTTTCAGAAGTGTAGGAACTACTAATAATCATAGATTCTCCACATCGTGCCGTAAAACTCTTCCGTCTTTCGTAAGGCTGCATTTTGCGTCAAAACGCAAAAGATAGCTGTCGCTTCCTCGGTAACCTTTTAGCTTTCCCAAGTCCACTTGCATGCAAATAGTTCCCTCCCAAAATGGATCACGCCTTGCTACTAAGGCATTTAGAAGTCCTACTATGCCTCCATACGTTATTTCCGTCTCCGCTTTTTCTTTAGAATTTTCATTTACTGATATACCATTACCTTTCAAGAAGCTTTGCATTGTCTTTGGATTTTTACTTCCCGATAAAATCTCTATTTCTCCTTTCGTCGGAATCACTTCAAATTCAAAGTCTCGCGCACAAAAATCCTTAGCCGTTTTTCCAAAAAGAAGCAGAAATTCATCCCATGTTTCTCCGTCTTTGAAAATGTCAAATACTATTCCATCTTCTTTTATTTTTAATAGTTTATGCGCATCCATCTCTTTCAAGAATTTTTTTTGCTTTTTCTGATATACTTCCTGACCCATTTTTAGGCCATTATGACTAACTATCCTCCTTATATCAACTTGTAATTCTGATTGAAAGCACGGCTTTGTCACTACTTGTTTTATTCCTTTTAATTTTCCATCTTTGACTATATAAACGTCCTGATTTTTCATTAGCGGAAGCTCATCCACCATGCTCATTTGTGGAATCACGTCATAGTCTAATGGTGCATTATATATTGCGTTCCGATTCAAAAAGCAAGCATAGACTACTTTTACAATTTCATTTGAAACGTTGATTTTTTTGTTGCGTTCTTTGCCTTCTTCATTTTCTTTATTTTCTTGGGGTTTCTCATCTAAAAAAGCGAAATAATCTTCCCACACAAATTCAGTATATTTTTTTAAAATTCCATATGCTTCTTGTATTTTCTCTTGCTGCGTAGCTTTTTTCTTTCGCTCCCTTAATAATTTTGCGCCAGCATATTCCACAAGAGCAACCGTGACCATTTTGATATACCTGCAATACTTATTTTTTATTGTAATATCATATATCTCTTCTATTTTTATTTTGTCCAAATAGAACGCCACTGGAAGCGATGCCTCACGTAATATTCTCAGCTCATTTTCCGAGATATGCAATTTTTTATTGTTACCTTCATTTTCCAAGAGTAGTTTTAGTAATTTGCAATGATATAAAATCTCTCTAGCAAAGGCCAGAGTTATCATTTCACTGTAATCACACTGTGTAAAATCAATTTTTCCGATTTTTTCTATCGCCTTATATAAGTCTTTGCAAATCGTCCTTACTTGTTTCCTTTGGTTTTTTGTTATTGCTTCATCAACCAATACATCTTTCTCTTTTGCCGCTAAACGCAAAATATTCCAGCTTACTGCATGACGCTCCTCCTTTACAATACTTTCGACTGCTTTTTCAAATAAGGGTGTCAAAAAATCTTTACAGCTCTTATTTGTTGATATTGGAGGAATAAACTCGTATGGACAAATTAACTCTGCAAAAAAATCCAAACCGTTCTGTCCTGATAACGGTCTCATTTTTTCAATTTCACGTTTTTTCTTTCTTAAGGCTTTGAGTCTATTCTGGTAAATAGAAAAGCTACCTTCTTCATCCTCTGTCCATGCAAAAAGTTTCTTTTGCAAATCCACACTTTTTACTTGCTGCGCCGATAAGTAATTTAATGACGCCAAAACACAACTAATCGTATTTGCATAAAGTATTTTTGCAGCCTCTCGCGAATCTTCACAGCATAAACTGAAAATCCATAGAATTGAATCCTTTTTCCCCATATCCGCCAGTATATGTGCAACCGCCGAGTCATCATCATGTGACAGCCCCTCTGCGTCAAGTCCAATTTCCAAGCGTCTCACATACGACTGAAAACTGATTCCCAAAATCTTCTCTATGCTTTTTTCCGTTTCGCTCAATTCTTTTTCATTTTTAAAAATCACAAGGTCCTCAATTTTGCTCATTTGCACCATTTCCTTTCTGGCTCTGAAAAAACATGGCTATATTTTTACACTTTTTCGTTTTTTGGTATCGAAAAGTCTTCTCGCACATTTCGCAGCCGGGTATACAATACTTTCGGAAGAAAGCCTTCAGCCTCTTCTACTCCGCACCTTGACAACTAAATTAGCGGGTAGCCTATCCCCGGAAAACGACCGGACAAACTGCTCGCAGTCCGCCATCACACAATATAGAAAGGAGCACTCTCCATTATGAACAATCAAAAAGACCAGCAGATGAAGCAAGCCGTCTATTTTATAGACGATGAGCCAACAGATATGCGCTCCACAGAAGTCTCCTCTAACTCAATGCAAACGGTAATTCCTAATTCTATACCACGAACAACAGTGCAAAAACAGTCTGATTCACAGCATTCTAATTGCACTACTACCGTTCCTGCAAACAAGTATGTACGCAAATCTGCACTCTCGAATCAGCGGCAACAGCCAGTTGCTCCGCCTTATAACCAGCCCGTTCAACCCACAAACGTATATCAACAGCCAGCTGTGTCAGCTCCGTTCAATACTCAACACCCCATTTCTCAAGACAATCCTATCGAAACAACCATACAAAAGCTTCAAGCCAAATGGTTAAGTGATTCCCAAAAGGCTTATAGAGAGAAACAGTTCAAATTTGATAATTCTACCTTAGCCCCTGATTCTCAAGGGTGTTTACTTATCCTGCATAGCAACGGCATCAATACTGTGGGAAAACCTTTTAGCCCTTGCCGAAATCTACAGGCGCAAAAGATAATAGAACATGACACAAAAAAGGGATTCATCAAATATACGTTCGATACTCCTACAGGAGAACACAGGAGCGTTATAGTCGATGCTGATTGCAGCGCCCTGCAACGTTACAATTTACTACAAGACAATGGTTTTATTGTCGATGCAAATCTTCCAGCTACCATTTGTGCCGAGTTAATTGCACGTTATACAGCATCTGGACTCGCTTCCATTCCTCCGCAGATAAAATACTCTCCCGGATGGTATTTTTCTGAAAAGCACTGGGGATTTCAAGAGAGTGAATGGGTTGATCTTAATGCTGTGCTACTGAGCTTCACAGTTCCGCCTACACCCGATATGATATTGTACCAGCTCGTATCACTATACGCGATACTTCAAGAGCGTTTGCCTTCTAAGATGTGGATTCGACGCCCAATCTGCATCCTAACACATGAGTATCTGTACACAGATTTATGCATTGATAGCACACCCTACGTATTCAAAAAAGCACTAGAAAGTTTGCGTGACCGTCCCATTGTATGGATTCGTTCTGAAAACATCAACTTCAATGAGTCTTCCAGTGCCTATAGTCGGGACAAAAACTATCAAGCGCTGATGAATTCTATGCAAAGCAACCAGAAGCACCCTCTATATATGGTTGTTTCGTCTAATCTTACCCCACGTCAGCGAACCTTTTGTCTACCAATACAAGATTTTATCGATCCTTATGAAGCTACAAATTCGATTGATTCTATCGGTGGGCTAATAAATTCGATTATGAATAACGCCAATGCATTCAATTTGACAGTGGAACGTTCTTTTACCAAAGTCTTCGATGATCTTGGCGAAGATTGTTCTGTACAACGGGAAATCGCAGCACTATCTATGATAGCTGATGTTGTAAAGTGGCATTACTCCATGCAAGTGCCTCCACAAACGCTTTCCGTCCGCTGTGACGAATACCTTGAAACATACACTCGCTACTGGGATAAGCTCGACACTGGCAGCATCCTTGCACCTTTCCGGAACGCACTCTATGCCGCTCGGCGAAGCAATATGATTTGTTTTCGTTCACTCGAAGATGTCGATATCAGCTTTGACTGTCAAAAGGAGATTCTCTATGATGATACCTATTATTATACATCGACTGCCCTTTTGAAAAAGATCATCAAAGCACATCTATCGTCCTACATGCCGTCCGATGTGCTCAATCGTCTGAAAACTACCGGCGTGCTTTCTGGATCAGTCCCAAAAACTCTCACCCTTGCACCAAACGAACCGAAAGATTTTCGCTTTCGAACACTTCTAAGAAGCAACCTGCATCAACCCGGAAGTCGTGACCTTGCTGAAATCTAAAAATAAAAAGGAGTTTGATTATTATGCCTATGCTCTCAGAGACCTATATGGGAAAGTACTACGAAGGAGATCAAGTATTTTCTGCTTGGACAAGAAGTATTCCAGGACAGGATAACGACTCTTATGTCATCCTCGGTGAATCCGGCTACGGAAAGAGTGTTGCTGCCCAAAGTATCGTGCTGCAAAAGGCCAATCAGAGCTATAGCGTCCGCAGCATCGATATTCATAACTCCTCTGCCCCGGAACATCTCTTTCCAATTTTCAGAAAGTCATTTGAACATCTGTCCTCACAAATTGATGCATACAACACGCCAATTCCAACAACGCTTTTCGAGCCACTGCACTATGCGGATGGAACTATGGAATCACCTGCAGATTTAAGTTATACGCTTTCCAATATTATAGCTCGCCATCTCAGGTTAAGCCGTTCTTCAACAACCGCCCTCTCAGAATCTCTTGAATATGCAATTTCAGACCGCGACAATAATCCAGACATTTTTCCAGCAGTTCTCAAAGCCCTTGAAGAATTTGACACGAAAGCATCAAGAAACGCAATGGCTTATCTTGCGCCTCTCCTGCGGCACAATATTTTTAGACATCAGTCTGTCAACTATTCTTTCGGAATCGAAAACATCAGCCTAAGCAAGTTTCCGCCCCTCTTCAAGAACGTGATTGTTGACTTACTTCTTTTTGATGAGTTTCGCACTGCATCACAGGGAGGACAACCGCCACGCTACATCTACATAGATGAGATGCAGAACCTCTCCATCGACAAGGACTGTTATCTTGGCAAAATCCTGACAGAAGGAAGAAAATACTCTCTGAATGTGATCCTTGCCAGCCAGAGTATCCGTGAGTTTAACGCGTCCGAAAGAACGATGCTCTGCCAAGCGAACCACAAACTTCTCTTTCACCCTGCTCTCTTAGAAGTAAAGTATTATGCCGAGCTTCTCGCATCTCCACAGCATCGGGCTGAGATTTCTGACCTTTTACGGAATCTGGAAGTTGGGCAGTGCGTTTTTCAAGGTCCTATTTATATTGGGGAAGAAGCCAAACCCACTCGCGCTCCTATTTGTGTGAACGTCAGTCATCTGGAAGACATTGCATCGGCTTCATTGTCGAAATCGAGCACCTGATTCCATTGCCAGCATTCAAAGGCAGAAATTTATAACCAAGTACTCTTGTAATATAAGTAAAGCTTTAAATGCTTCGCTTGTCAATCATTTTTAAGGAGGATTTATCATGAACATCCCAGATGGATTTTTTGAAAACCCTGTTTCTCCCGAGTACGCTGATCTGCTTTCAACTATGGGCGCTCCAATTTACTTTACAACGCCTCCATGTTGCCACTCCGGCGATTGTGGATACATCGATTGTGATGGTGTCCTGTTGCATGACCAGAGCCTATTCTTTAACTGCGGCTATGTCGTTCCTCCTTTAAACGCCCAATATGAGGAAGTACAACCTGATTTGCATTCTTTGGAGCGTTATGACTTCTCAAAAATTCCAGATCTTCCCTGGTACCCTTAATCGCCCTTTAAGAGTCCTATATCTCAAAAAGATATGCTTATTATGAAAAGCCGCCTGTGCTTTCCATCATTTTACGAAAGGAGAGAAAAATTATGGTTGATAAGCAACAGGATTTTCTTACACTAACAGGTGCGGCACGCCGTGCACGGAGCGAAGGTTATGATATAACATACCACAGTCTCCGCAATCTCGTAGCCGCCGGTTACATAAGTCACGTACCGAACGGATCACGTATCTACGTGTTTTACCCCAATGTGATCCGCTTTCTCCAGAAGGGGCTCACGGCTGAGCAGAGCCTGGACTACCAGCTCTCCCGCGCCCGTAACTGATCTAACCGTTCGCCCTCAGTATCCTCCGATGCTGAGGGCATTTTTTGAAGCAGGAGGTTCAAATCTATGTTCTGTGAAAATTGCGGTCATCAAATCTCAGATACCGCTAAATTCTGCTCTGCCTGCGGTCATCCCGTTGGCACAGCGCCATCCCCCGGTGCAGTAGCTCCACCTGCCGTTCCAGCCAAACGAGAATCGCCCCGGCTGAAAGCCTCATCTGGCAATGGCAGCATCACACGAATGTCCGGAACACGCCGGAAACCATGGCTGCTCCGAATGCCGATTCCCGATCCTCACACCGGAATTACAGTCATGAAGGCTGTTGGCACCTATGTCACCCGTGAAGAAGCCGAGGCGGTACGCGCCGAAATGATGAAGCGTCCGGCCACACCCTATCAGGACTCTACCCTGCAGGACTGCTTCCGGATGTTCAAAGAGTCCCGTGAATATAAGGGCCGGTCCGATAAGGCTCGCGAGCTCTATGACATTGCGTGGAAATATCTCCGTCCGCTGTGGCACTTCAAAATTGCCGCCCTCTATGCGCAGGACTTTCAAAACATCTTAGACAAGATGGCCGATAACGGCCTGTCTCAAAGTATGTTGGAAAAAGAGCGTACTCTTATCAGTAAGCTGTATCGCACAGCCATTGGCTGGCGTGTCGTGGATGCCAACCTTGCATCTGTCCTGAAAGTCGAAGGACGCAAATCTCCGGAACGCGAGATTTTCACGGACGAACAGGTGACGCTGATCCTGAGCCAGAAGAACACGCCCACCGGGCAGATGGTAATTGCTCTTCTGGCCTGCGGAGTGCGTATCTATGAGCTGCTGCACTTCAAACACGAAGATTTTCACCGCACGGAATCCGGTGCTTATCTGATCGGCGGCTGCAAGACCGAGGCCGGACGCAACCGCATCATTCCCATTCTCGACTTTGGCATTCCGGTTTTTGAACATGCGTATGCCACCTCTGTGGAAAACGGTCCGCTCTTTCCCAATGGAAAAGGCGGTTTCTGGAACGAAAAGAACTGGCGTAACCGCAAGTTCTATTCTTTCCTGGAGGAAATCGGCATCCAGCCGAATCCTTACGACGAAAATGGTAAGCGCAAGCCGGAGTTCGCCGGGAAGCTCGCCACCTATACGCCCTACACCACCCGCCATACCTACGCCAGCCTTTGTGATCGCGCAGGCGTCAACAAGGATATCCTGAAACGCGCTGTCGGGCACACGCCCAGATCCAAAACGCTGGATGAAGTCTATCTCCATCCGAAAGCGACCCAGATGATCGAAGCCTTTGATAAGGCCAATCAGCTGGTCAATGATGAAGTTCTGACCACAACGAAGGCATAACAACTTCAAAGAGAAAAGCTGCCGATCCGTGAGAATCTTTCTCTCATGGATGGCAGCTTTCTTTTTTGTTTGCACAATCTGTGTCAGGTCTCATCGCTTCATTCTTATTTAAAATTCAGCGGTGGAACTTTCTCCATCAGATCCTCCACGTTGCAATTCAGCGCACGCGCAAGGCGAAGCAGCGTTTCTGCTTGTGCTTTGTTGATGTCCTTCTGTCGCTGTTCGTACTGCTGGATGGTACGCACAGGCACATCAGCCTGTCCTGCCAGTTCCGATTGGCTCAATCCGGCCAATGTGCGCATGGCTTTCAGGTTTGTTTCCGGCTTTGCCGCACGGTACAACTCGTTCATCTTGTCTGCAAACTGCCGTACATCCATCTCGTGGTAGGGCGTATACAGCAGCCGCACCGCCGTGATAGACACTGCCTGTTCAATCTCCGCAAAGCGCAAACTGGTCAGCCACTGGTAATAGGCAAGAGCCCAGCCTGTCCAGTATTCCGGGCTGCGGTCGTAGGCATACGAGGGTTTCTGCATAGGTACGACTTCGCCCGCCTGCTCCAGTACAGCGCGGGCAAGTTCTACACCGGACAAGCCCACCAACACAGAACAATCCCCCTGCTCGAACCGGGCAGACAGTTCACTGGTCACAAACCACTGCCATGCCGTCTCCAACGGATAATGCAGATCGTTGACAAGATAATCCAACATCCGGGCAAGATTTTTCTGTGCAGCAGAAAGATAGCTTTTATCGTAAGCGTGGATCATTGGGCTTCATCTCCTCGTCGAGAATCATGGTAATATAAAGGTCTCCCCTCTGACGGCGGTTGCGCTCCACGTCAAAATATTGGCGGCGGGCTGTCTGGTCACGGAAGGCCTTTTTCTTATACCATTCTTTAGAGTCTGCGGTCTCATAGCCGAGAAATTCCAGCTGTTCAAAGGCCGCTTTGCTTTTCAGCACGAACTGCTGCCCCAGCTTGCCCAAGCGCATGGCATTGCACAACTGGCGGTAAGAGATTGCACCGTTGATAAAATCGGATGCAAAGGAAAAATAGCTGTCATCTGCCCTGTAGCCAATGATGATATCAGCAGACTTATAGTCGAGGTGAAAAGTGTTCATCAGGTATTCTTTGGCTTCTGCGGCCAGCGGGGCAGAAGTATCGAATTCGCGGTTCTCCAAAAGAATCGTCAGCCAATGCAGCATCGTGTAACCGGGAGCGTTCAAATCCAGAATGGTCAAACCGTCGCATTCGATTTTATACCGGTTAGCGTAGCCATTGTGGTCGATGCCAACGCCCCACTCTTTGGCCATGTTGGGGTTCTGAGTGCAGTAAAAGCCGATGCCATAGTCATTGTAGGGCTTGCCATAGCTGAACTTTGGCTTTTCAATAATATGATCCGAACCGTGATAAATTGTTTTTTCCACAGAACCACCTCCTCGCTCTAATTATACTCCCGCAGGAGTATAATCGCAAGAGCTTTATATGAGAATTACGCTATGCACAACACACGATGTTTTCTGTTTTTATATTATCGATTGGTTTCCCGCAAAAAATTTTCCATCTGGATGACATTGCTGCGGAAAGTTTCATCAAAAACGTCCAGAGCTTTTTCTCTTTGCTGCACAGTAGCCGCTGTTTCCAGCAGCAAAAACGGAAGCTTGCAAAAATCATCGGCGGCAAGGCCATATCCCTTAGTTGCATCCGCACAGGCCCGGGCGCAAAAAGTGTACAGATTTTCCCACCAAGCAGGGCTGTTTTCTTTTCTGGATTCCAGAAAAAAATGGATTAAAGCGTACTCAGCCCGGTTTGCACACCGTTCCACAAAAAGCCGTAAAACGTCCGGATCGTGAGGCCCAGGCTCCCGACAATACTGCCACACGATATGCTGCGGGATTTCCTGGCAATTTTGCAGCGTATAAAGCAGCAACCGCTTGGCAGCGGTGTTCTTAGGCTCCTGGTTTAGGTCGTCGAAACACTGATCCAAAATTCCATAGGCCTGCTCTGGCATATACTGCCGTTGGAAAAGGTAGGCATGGACATCGAGATCTCCCTTGATGCACAGCTCAGCCAGAATATGGGCAGCATTACGAACAAGATCCTGCTCCGTTTCGTTCTGCTCAAACGCCCAGATCAGACAGGTACGGCACTCTTCCGGATGGACTGGGTAAAGCTGCATGATAAACCATCCGGATGTATAGTGTAAAATGCAGCGCGGATCTTGCTGCAAAACTTCCCAATAGCCTTCGCAGGCAAAAGGCTTGTCTACTCTACTGACTGCTGCAAGTGCATCTATCACGGCATAACGAACCGAAGGATGCGGATCCTGAAGACCATGCTCGAGGACGGTCTTCCAATCCTCTACTTTTTCCGGGTACTTCCATAAAGTTTCTGCGATCGTTCGGAACGTATACCCCCGGATGCTGTTCAGCACGTTGTCCCGGAGACACTGGCAGGATTTGTTCTGTGGGGCGTTACCCGATGTTATATTGTATGTGTTTTCCTGCGGATTTTTATGCGCAACAGCCAGAAAGCGCAGACGCTGATAGCTCTCAGCAGACCAAGGGGCGTCCGGGTGGTTGATCAGTAAACCGCAAAATCCTGAAGCCAGCTCATACTCCATCTCCGCTGTCATGCAGCGTGTGAATTTTTCTGCAATAGCTTCAACAGTTTCAAACCCGACCGCATCAAATACTTCTTTTTGGGCGAATACATTCAGAATTGCCGCCGAATAATGCGCATCAATCTGCTCGGGTAGTTTTTCTGCAATACCAGCCAGCCGCAAAGGCTCTGTGACGAAAAAGTTTTCCAGTGTCCGGGCAAACTCTCTGGGAGAGGATTCCAGTCCCGGCCGACGGAAGTGCTGCTGAATGGTATCATGGAGTGATAGATGCGGCATGTCAGAAGTGAGCAATCGGATCCATGCCGCATCGCTCAGCTTTTCTGTATGATCTGCAATGGACGAACGAACGGTATAGCTTTCTATGAGTCCTCCTTTTTTATACCATACATCTCCAAAACCCTGTTCTTTCCGACGCTGCAGCACAGCTTGCAGCGCTTTGCTTTTACTTCTGGCTGGATCCATCGCGGGCAAAAGCGCTTCCTGCAGGCTACCCCAGTAGGGCCAATACGCTTTCAAGCTGAACCGATCTCGTGCATTTTCCAGCATATCGGGAGAGTGATAGGAAACAATGCGCTGCTCCATTTGGTCAAATTGGGCATCGGACCAGAAGGGAGAAAACTTTTTCAACACCTCTGCCGCATAGGTCATCATCCGCTCTTCCGGGCTCGTTGTGTCTAGAAAGTGTTCCGGGAACTGCTCCATCAGCCATTGATAGGCTAGCGTAGCGTCTCGTTCCGGTAAAAGCAGGAGCGTTTTTAAGATCCATTCATGTTCCAGCCAAGATACTGTATGCAGGTGATTCACTACAAAGTTTTCCACATACGGCAGATCCTGCTGTACCAGCTGCTGCAACGAATCCTGTATCAGCTTTACGTAACAGCGCACACCACCGTAATGTCTATTATATGCTCGCCATTGCATCCAAACCTCCTCCCCTTTGGATGCCTCAATTATCAACGGACACAGAGTTTCCAGTACACCCTTGGGGCGTTTCTGGGAAAGTTCCATGAATTTGGGTGCGATATATTCCTGATGTGACAATGTTTGTCCAAAAACAAGAGCCAGATATTCCACCGCCTTATCAGGGCATGTTTCCACCCAGGATTCGTACTCACTGGTATTCAGCCCCAGGGTTGGCTGTGTTTTCAGAATCTGCAGGCATAGTTCAACCGTTTGGCGTTCCAGATTTTTGTGCATCCAGAACAGCCTTAAGATATTCTGGTCGTTTTCTGGTGTTTTTCCAATACAGGGCAGCACGGCCTCTCTTACAAAAGCCTGGTCGCTCGTTACAAGCGGGCGCAGCAACCACAACGCCGTAGGGTCGGTCCAGGATGCAACGAATCCGGCGGCCACATACTGCCGAATGAACGCACTATGCCCCCAGAAAACGCGGTGCAGGATTGTTTCTCTCCAGGCATCTTCGTTCCAGTGTGCCCGAATAAGCGCTATGATCTTTTCTCCAGGGACATCGATCTGCCCAAGCGCTTCCCAAACTGTACACTTGTAATAATAGCGGATGTTTTTGCTGGCCAAAAAGCTTTCGACCCTGTCTAAAAACAATGTTGTGCCAGCGCGCAGCAACACTTGCCAGAGCATCTGCAGCCGCACCCGATATTCCGGCCCCTGGGCATTGTAAGAAGGCAGAAGTTCTTCCACCTTTTTCCTGTGCAGAATATCTTGCAGCCAGCACTCTACATTCAGGTAATCGGCCATGCTTTGATGAACAAATGCCAAACAGCCTTCATTTTTGTATAATACGTTTTCTGAAATCAGGAATTCCTGCACCTGCTGGTTGCCCGGGAGAGCCATTTCCGGGACACAAGGAGTTTCCTGCATCAAGCTCAGTAAAGCGTTTAGAAATGACTCGATGGCATCTGCGTGGATGTTTTTTTGCTCTCCATGCTGAATGATCTGCGTTTTCCATTCTTGCATCAGGTCAACCGGAGTAGTAAACGCATTATCTTTTCGTGCATCCTCCAGGAACTGCCAGATGTATAAGTAACAGGGGGTTCGCAAAATGCGCTTCATGGCTGGCAGCATACGGGCATAACGTTCTTTGCCTACAAAAAATTCCACTCGTTCCTCGTCCCATGCATGCAGTTTGATCTGTTCCCAGGGATCGGACTGCTCAGGGATTGCCAGAGTGCAAAGCCTGCGCAGTGCCAGATCGTTCTCGTAGTCAAACTTGCGGCTGACTAAAACGACCCGGACAACCCGGTCTCCACTGCAGCTCAAAGCCTGCACCTGCCGCAGCATCTCTCCGCAGACATCCAGTGCTTCTTCGCAGGAACGGGTCGCCCAGCGAAGGGAGTCCAACTGGTCTAAGATGAGAACGCCCATCTGACCACTGGCCAACTGGCTTTCTAGGCAAAGCACTGGCGAAGCCCTGAATCCCAAAGCTTCGCCGTAGTATTCCGGTGTGCCTTGGGGAACCTTTTGGTCAACTGAAAGCGCCAAGTACGGAATATGCTCATTATCCAGCTCATCCAACAATGCTTGCACACAACCACTTTTGCCGATGCCTGCACCGCCAAGGAGCAAAACATTTTTGCCTGCCAGAATGGTCTGCAACACCGTGTGAGCTTCCTGTATGGGGAAAGGATGATCGCCGATGGGGTGGAAGTGGGACTTGAACCGATGATTCAGACGCTCGATCTGCAGTGGGATATTGGTATCGGAGGCCAGAAGCCGGCGCTGGTATCCCCGCTGTTCCAGATATTGCTGCAATATCCCCGCCGTGAGCGTTTTGCCATAATTATCGTTCTCCGTCAGGTTCAAAAGGACATCATAGACATCATCCGGGTTCCCGGTGAACATACTGCCGAGCACGTATTTCCACTGATCTCCCTCTACCGAATCATCACTGAGCGTACATATTTCAAACTGCCGCAGATAGAATGCAGCCTGTTCCTGATCCGCTGCTGTCTCTCCCAGTCCAAGATTTTTTCGCCACTGATCGAATAGATTTTTTCGGTCATGCGTCGTCAACTGATCCGTTACAAAGCGCTGACAGGAGTCCGAATTTCTGGCCGTCAGACACAAATCATTCAGCGCCACAAAGGGAAGTGCAGTCACAAACACAAAGTGATTCTGCTCCGTCTTTACATGTTCCTTGATATGCTGAAACACCTTATGCCGTGCTAACGCAGACATCGTCCAGTGCTCATTGCTGCCGTTGCGTGCCTTACACTGGTGAAAATCCTTCCTTCCGCCTTGGTATTCTACGATAATATCCGTGCCGCTTTCATCGTCACCTGTGGGCTCACTCTGTACACTCAGCAGGCCGCCCTGCAAAACCTTTGCCATGAGAGACACGAAATATCTTCGTTCGTATCGATTGCCAAACTTATCAGCGCGTCCGCCTAATTCAAATGCCATCGTCCGCTCCTTATTTTTAGAGGTCAATGTTTCTGCTTATTTTTAAGGATATTTTGCAAATAGCTTTCTGTCAAGAGCTTTTGTTTCAAATTATGATAGCTTTACGTCTGCTGACTATTGTTTTTCTGTTTTCTTTTCGTGCAAAGATATCCTGAAACGTGCTGTCGGGCACACGCCCAAATTCAAAACGCCGGATGAAGTCTATCTCCATCCGAAAGCCAACCAGATAATCGAAGCCCGAAGCCTTTGATAAGGCCAATCAACTGGTCAAGGATGAAGTTTTGGCTCTGCCAGAAGAATAATATCCCCACAAACCATAAAACCGTCAACGCATGAGATAGCAATCTCTTACGTTTGACGGTTTCTTTTTCACCCTAAAAGCACTCTTGCTCTGCGCTGTACCTCTTTTTCGATCATCTTCAAGCGATTTGGCGGCAGATTATAACGTGTCGCTCTGCGGTCAAAATGGAAATCCAGCAGCTTATGGAGCATTGCACGGTGACGAGGTTTCATTGCACTCTTTGCAGCTGCAAAGAAATCATCGTATGCAAGCGGAAGCAGTGTGCGGGCATATTCATCAAATGCTTTCTGGTTGTCCCAAAGATCCGTTCCGCCCAGACTGAACAGCGAGTTTCCGTGGTCAAACAGCGGAGCGGGTGCCGCAATCGTGTTGGTTTTATTGTCTACCAGCACGCCAAAGTTTCCATAGTGGCGGTCTGTATTGCAGATGATTGCATCAAAGACCAGCATATCTTCCAGTGCATCCACAAAGGTCTGGCCTAATGTCTGATAATATTCAAAAATCGCTTTCATCCCGCCTTTGGACACAAGCTGTCCGATGGGAATATAAGAATACTCTTTGCTGGTGAACAGCTCACACTTGGAACAAAGCGTCTTTTTCAGATCTTTTGTCAGGGTGTAGCGAATCGCATTCACGCCCATCACCTGTGCAACTTGATAGGCGTACAGTTCCGAGTACGGTTCAAATCCCAGATTACTGAACCCTGACGTGCCACCTTTATAAAGATAGATTTTTCCGTTTTGTCTGCGCCAGCATTTTGGCAGCATCCCGTTGGTCGAGAACTCTGGGCAGGACGCAAGCGAAGTTCGTATGCTGCTGCCATATCCTGTAAAGGCGATTGCTGCCAGCACCTGACTGAATCGGTTATCGTAAAGATTTACTTTTTCAAAGGTGTCACCGGAGCCCTCTGCATCTACCCAAAAGCAATCATTGAGTGAAAGTCCTTTGCAGACGGTGATAATTCCCAGCGGACGATTCAAAGAAAGCCCCACCTTAGAGAGCAGAGCATCTACATACGCTCGGTTCTTCGGAATTGTGCGATGCCGCAGCCAGCGTTCTACACCATCTTCTGATACAGTCAGGTTCAAAGGTAAAAAGGAACGGTTTTCTTCGTAGACCTTTATAATATGGAGGTCAGTATCTGCACTGTCCATGTTTGCTTCAAAGGTAAGCAGCGGCAAATCAAAATGCCGGATGGTGTAGCGCACAGCGATTTCTCCTTTCATCCATGATCTTTTTCTTTATTATACGGCAACAGAATCCGAATGAAAAGCACCGTCGTCATTCTGCACAAAAATCGATGATAAAATTTTATACCCAAAAATCTGCAAAAATTGGGTTTCTGAGGTCATTTTGCCGTTCCTCTCCGAATTTTGCTACAGATCTGCTACAAACTTGCTACAAACGACTGAAAAGGGGGCCTCCTACACGTTTCATTATCAATATGCAAAAGTGAATCTGCTTCACTTTTGCATATCAAAAATCACGCAGGTACAAGAAAAAGCCGCTCACCCTTTCAGGTAAACGGCTTTACGTTTGGTGGAGCATTGTCCACAGCACTCGAACCCAACACCTCTTCACGGGAGATGGTTTTGGAATCGTCCGTGAAGTTGAAATTGAGCACGACCCGGTCGTCAAAGACGTAGACCGAGTTGACAAAGGTATCAATGATCTGCCGCTGGTGTTCCATGTCCCTCATGTCACCCTTGCGGAATTTTTCAAACCAGAACCGCATCCATTCGCGGGTCAGGACTGGCTTTTTCAGCTCTTCTTCCAGAATGCTGGTGTTCAGGGCTTCCTTCCGGGCTTCCAGTTCGTCCAACCGCTGCTTGGTGGTCGGGGTCAGGATGCCCTGTTCAATGGCTTCCAGAAGGTTTGCCAGCCGCTTCTCTGTGTCCCTGAGCTGGTCTTTCAGGACAGGCAGCCGGGTGTTCTCCTTCTGCTGGGCTTCCATGACCAAATCTATCAGCCGTTCGATGATTTCATCGCTGAAAATCACCTTAATGGCAGTGTCCACCACGAACCGTTCCAGCGGCTCCTTGCGGATGGCTTTCAGGTCGCAATGCGCCTTGCCGTGGCGTTTGGCGTTGCCGCACTTGTAGTAATAGTAGGTGTTTCCCATGTGGCTGGTGCCGCTTTCGCCACCCATCAGGGTGCCGCACTTGCCACAGAACAGCTTGGTGGTCAGCAGATAGCTCACATCCTCTTTTGCAGGCCGACCATGGGCGATCCTGTTCTGCTCAAAACGCTGCTGCACCCGGTCAAACAGGTCCTGGTCAACAATGGCCGGAATGCCGCCCGGCGTCACAATGTCCTTGTAGCGGTATTCGCCGATGTAGCGGCGGTTGCGGAAAATCTGGAAGAAGCTGTTCTTCACGAACGGCTTCCCGGTGCGGGTACGCAGGCCGCGCTCATTCAGGGATGCGGCAATCTTCTCAGCCGGTTCGCCGTCGGCGTACCGGGTGAAGATCTCCTGCACGATGGGAGCCGTTTCCGGGTCGATATGGTACAGCCTGTCCTCCTTGCCGATGGTGAAGCCCAACGGCACCACACCGCCGTTGTACTTGCACTGGAGGGCATTTTCGCGCTCACCGCGCGCCACTTTCAGGGCAAGCTCGGCGGAATAGTATTCCGCCATGCCGATCAGCATACTCTCCACCATAATGCCTTCAGGCCCTTGCGAGATGGGTTCCATGGCAGACACCAGATGGACACCGTTCTTTTCCAGCTGGTACTTGTAGTTCACGGCATCGTAGCGGTTCCGGGCAAAGCGGTCCAGCTTCCAGACCAGAACCACATCGAAGATTTTCTTCGCGCTGTCCTTTATCATCCTCTGGAAGTCCGGGCGGTCATCCGTTTTGGCAGAGTAGGCACGGTCGATATAGGTGCCGACCACGGTGATACCGTTCTTCTCGGCGTAGTCCTTGCAGTCGCGCAGCTGTCCCTCAATGGACGCTTCACGCTGGCTGTCGGATGAATAGCGAGCGTAGATCACGGCGGTCAT